GGCACCGTCATCCCCGGGATGCCCTGGGTGAGGTCTTGGAGCTGCTGGCGGAGGCCTGGGGTCTGGTCGGTGATACCGCGCTGGAAACCTCTGATGACCGAGCGGCCCGCGGGAGTGAGGATCCGCTTGTCGAGGTCCTCCGGGCCCTTCCAGCTGGTGAGTGAGCCGGTGAGGTCGCCAAGTGTGGACTTCACGCTGCCGAACATGGAGCTGATGCCGTCGATGAAGCCACGGATCAGCGCCTTGCCCGCTCCCAGCAGCACGTTGCCGATGGAGCCGAGAGCCTTCGCGGCCCGCCCGGGCAGGCCCTTCACCCAGGTGATCGCGTCCGAGATCCCTTGACGGGTTGCGTTCACCATCTGGCGGCCGGCCGCCGCCGCCTTGGAGCCCAGCGCGCTGGGCAGGCTGCTGAGTGCCGACGCGGCGCGGCCGGGCAGCCCGGTGAGCCAGCTGACCGCTGCGGCGATTGCGTCGGCGACGATCGGTCCGATCATCCCTGCCGCGTCTGCGATCAAGTCCACAGCCGCCATGGCGGCGTCCTTGGCCATCTCCCACGCGCCTGCGAAGTCGCCCGACAGCAGCTTGCCCAGGAACTCGAGCACCGGCACGACGACGCCCGTGATGATCGCGGCCAGACCGGTCGCGAAGATCTCGATGAGTCCCCCGATCAACCCGATCAGCGGCCCGATCAGCGGCATGAGTCCTTCAAGAACGGTGACGATCAGCCCTGACAAGGCCTCGATCACCGGGGTCAGTGCCACCAGCAGCTCACCGAAGGCCTCACCGAGGATGACCAACGTCGGGCCTAGCGCGACGAGCAGATCACCCAGGAACTGAAGGAAGAAAATCAGCCGGGCGGCGAGAAGCTGCACGATCGGCTCGATGATCCCGGGCAGGGTCGCCAGAATCGGCGACAGAGTGTCCTGGAGGATGCCCGCGACCTCCTCGACGACAGGCGCCAGGGCGGCGAAGACGTCAGAGATCGCGTCCAGGATCGGGGTGAGGGCGGGCAGCAGCGCGGCGACCAGCTCGCCGACGACCGGCAGCAGCGGGGAGATCGCCTCGACGAGAATTCCGACCGCGCTCGCCGCGCCTTCCAGGACAGGCGCCAGTGCCTCAATGATCGGGGACAGGGCGCTCCCGAGGGCCTTGACCAGGATCTGGACCGGGGGTCCGAGCTCCGAGAGGACCGGCGCAATGACGGCGAGCGCCTGGCCGAGCAGCGGCGCCACGGTCTGCGCCACCGTCGCCATGGTCTGGAACAGCGCCTGGAGGCCCTGCTGTACGGCCGGGGACGCGAACGCGTCCGCCAAGGCGCCTGTGATTTCCTGGAGGGTGCCGATGAACCCGCCGCCGGAGACCTGCGCCGCAGAGAAGACCGAGCCCAGAATCTCGCCGACGTTCATGCCGACATCGACGATGTCGCCGAGCAGGTCGATCGCGTTCTGGATGGCCTCCTGCATCCGGCCCGATTCGAACGCATCACCCAGCTTCTGGCCGATCTGGTTGGCCGAGTGGGCAGCCGCCGCAGTCAGCCCCTCGAAGCTGGGGCCCGCCGCCGCAGCGATCTGCCCCAGCGCCGTAACCACGATGCTGGGAAGCCCAGACAAGTTGCGCAGGCCCATGGACGCCGAGCCCATGGCCTTGCCCAGCGTGCCGTTCTCCGCCAGGTCCCGGGCCGCGCCCATCGCGCCGGCGGCCATGTCCCCCAACGCCAGCGAGGTGTTGACCAGTTCGCGCCGCAACACCGGCAACACGACCTTGGCGGTGCGCTCCAGGTTCTCCGCCAGGCCCCGGAACAGCTCGTCCTGGACGTCCTGCTGCAACTTGCGGAACTCGGGGCCGAGGCCGCGGACCGCTCGCGCGAACTGGCGAGCCTCCGGGGACAGCTTCTCAAGGGCCTTCTCGAACTCCTCGGCCTTGTCCGGGTCGAGAGCCAGCTTCAGGGCGGCGTCCATGCCCTGGGTGCCGAGCTTCACGGCGAGCGTGGCCTGCTTCAGCGCCAGCATCGCCGTGACGCCCACTCCAGCCGCCGGGACGATGTTGGCCAGCGTCGCCACCAGGCCGGCAGCGGCCGGAACCGCAGTGCCGAGCATCGCGGCGATCCGGCCGACCGAGGCCGCTACCCCACCGAGTCCGCCCACCATGCCTGCGATCCGGCCCAGGGAGAGACTGAACCGGTGGCCCTCGTCGGTGCCCTGGCGCAGGCCGAGCGCGGCCAGTTCGCCCGTGTTGGCGAAGCGGCCGTCGAGGTGACGCAGGCGGCCCTCGGCGTCGCGGGCGAAGCCGCGCATGCGTAGTTCCGCATCGGACAGACCGCGGCGCATGCCGGAGTCGTCCGCACGGATGAACCCGACCAGCTCGCCGATGTTGAGGGCCACCCCTGTACACCCCCGTCCGCGTGCTGGGTCAGGACCGCAGGGCGGCCCGGATCTGGTCGGGGTCGTCGATGATCGTCAGCTCATCGCCAACAACGCGCCTGAACATCGCCTCGGGGCTCAGACCGCCAAGCAGGACGTAGAAGCGGCGTCGGCTCAGGAGCGCGATCTCGTGCGGGCCGAGCCCGTACTCGCGCTGGAAGTCCGCTTCGACTGCCCACCAGTGCTCTTGGACGGCGCGCGCCTGGCGGCTCGGTTCGGCCCCTTCGGGCCCAGCGGTTTTCCCTCGCCATCTCCCGCGAGGACCAGCTCGTACGCCTCAGCGAACGACATGCCCGTACCGGAGGCCTGCGCGATGCCCCAGGTGAGAACGGTCTGGAGCTCCTGGAGACCCATGCCGTTCTCACGCCACCGGTTCAGCACGTCCACCCCGAAGAGCATCTGGAGCAGCTCAGCGATGTCCTCCTCGGCGGACGACTCGCGCAGCTCCTGGATGCGTCTCTCCACGGCCAGCGGCATGTCGCTGGGCACCTGCACCTCGACGCCGCGGATGACCTCCGCACGGCCCGGCGAGACCTCGGCCCAGAACTCGTCCCACGACTCGTGGGCGGGGGTGGTCTTGCGGGCCGTCACGGCTTGGCCACCGTGGTGGACGCGCCGGAGCGGGTGAACGTCGCGGACCAGGTGGTCTTGTCGTTGTTGCCGCCGCCCTGGTCACCCAGGTTGCAGTGGGCCGTCCACACCTCCCACGTGGTGTCGTTCTTGTGGGAGAAACGGACGCGGCCGAGGGACAGCTCGCCGAGCCGCTCCGACAGGGCCTCCACCTTGGCCTGGCCCGGGTCGCCGGCGCCGGTGGCGTCGTCGCGCAGGCGCAGGCCCTCGATCTGGAGCTGCTTGCCGATCTGCATCTTCTGCGATTCGGCCTGGCCCTGGCTGGCGAAGGTCGTGGTGTCGGTTGTCTCCTCCTCGTGACTCTTGGAGAAGGTATTGACGCCACCGATCGTGATCCACGTGCCGGGCGCCAGAAAATCTTCGACCTGGAAGTCGACGTCCCTCGCGTTGTACTTCTGCAGCGCCATGGCTGCCTCCTTCGGGCATGACGAACTGCCCGGAGCGGCCGCCGCCCGGGCTGGGAAAGGGGAAGGGTCAGACGCGGTGCGTCGAGATGTTGCGGACTTCCATGCGGAAGTTGGCGACGTGCTCGTGCCGGCCGAGCTGGTCGATGCCGAGCGAGGCCGGCGCGTTCTGCAGGGCGACGGACAGGATCAGCTCCGTGCCGTCCGGCAGGGTCAGCGGGCCCAGGCCGTGCAGCTCGTCGCGGATCGCTGCGCACCGGCGCCGGGAGACGCGCGGGTCGCTGGTGCCGCGCACGCGGACCTGGACGTACGGCTCGTCGTAGCCGAGCAGGCTGTCCGGCTCACGGCCGTCGTCGTAGATGGTCAGCGCCACCGCCTCGTCGGGCGTCGGCGGCATGTCCTCCAGGAAGAGGTCACCACCTGGCGCGGCGGGCTGGTAGTTGACGAGGTCCTGCTCCTGGAGGTGGCGGGCGAGGCCGTCGAGGAGCTCAGCCACGCAGCCACCTCCGCAGGCTCACGGCCATCAGACGCAGCACGACCTCTCGTTCCCGGTTCATCGGGATCTCCAGGTACTTCGCGCTCCTGCCGGGCAGGTGCTTCCAGGTGAGCTCCTCGTGCTGGCGCCGGGCGTACACCGTGTCGTACGAGACCGAGCCGTTCAGGCCGTCGACGTCGACCCGTCCTGACCGTTCCAGGGTGCCCTCGTCCAGCGGCACGATCTTCCGGGACTCGGCGAGGACGTGCTCCAGGCCGCGGCGCAGGCCCTCCGAGGCGAGGCGGCGGCCGCGCGACGTCCACAGACGCTGCCCGTCGTAGCGGAAGCGCGTGTACTGCGTCATACGAGCTGCACCTCCAGGTGGTCGGGGAGCGGCAGCCCGCCGCCGTCGTTCTCGATCTGCTTGATGACGGTGGTCTTGCTGCCGTCGGGCAGCGTGACGACCGACTCCGGCGGGGCGTTGACCGCGCCGAGGCGGCAGTAGAACGTTGACGAGCTGGTGACCTCGCGGCCGTCCGGCGCGCGCACGAGCCGCTTCTTCTTCTCCAGCCAGCACCGCACCGGCACTGGATCGCCGTACAGCGGCCCGACTGCGCTGTCTCCCTCGTACGGCTCCACGGTGACCTGGTGGCGCAGCCACATGCCGGGGAGCTTCACCGCTGCGCCACCACCCCGAGCAGGAAGATGTCCGGCGTCAGGTCCGGCGCCTGAAGCACGTCCAGGACCGCCGGGGCGATCTCCCGAGCCGGGGACGACGCCCCCGAGGTGGCCGTGACCGAGCGGGACAACTGCGCCGAGCCGAGCTGCACGCTGCCCCACCCGGCAGCGGCCGCGCCCGTGGAGTCCCCGACGTCGTCGAACCACCGCGCCTGCGCGCACACCGCCTCGCGGAACGCCTGCCGCACGAGCGTGTTGGAGGGGTAGCCGTCCTCGTCGACCTCGAAGAGGCAGAAGCGGAAGACGGCCGCCTCCAGCATGCGCGTGGCGTCGGCGAGCGTCACCGTGATGTCGGCCGGCGGGGTCTGCCCGGTGAAGCTCTGGTAGTCCGCCGACGTGGCGTAGATCCGGGCCACCAGGCACCCCCCTTACGTGGCTGCGCCGAGGATCAGCACGTCGTACGTCACCGACGTGCCAGCCGCCGAGTTGGTCACCGTCAGCAGGTCGCCCGTGCCCGCGGTGACCACGGCGCCAGCGGCGTCCGGGGCCACCCACAGGAACATGCCGCCCGGCCGTACGCCGACGCCGTCGCCCGCGGCAAGGAACAGCGGCACGCCGTTGGACGCGGGTTGGGTGACGTTGACGCTGTTCGTGTTCGCCGAGGCAGCGACGACGAGGACGGCCTTGATCCGGGCGAAGGTGAGGACCTGGCCGAACTTGTCGCTGAGGACTCCGGCCAGGTCCAGGTTCTCCGTCGCCGACGCGGCGAGGGTGCGCTGGTCGTGGAAGACCAGATTCGCTGCACCCGCGCCGGCGCCATCCGCGAAGGACAGGGTCTTGAGGTACTCGATCGCGTCCTGAGGGACGGACAGGTCGTCGGGCTTGGTCTGGGTGGCGTTGAGCGACACCGACACCCGCGTGCGCGTGAGGGCCATCAGCTACTGCCCCCGTCCGCGTACTTCGCGGCCAGCTCGTCGCGCGTGGCCTTCTCCGCCTCCGCCTCGTCCATGCCCTCCTGGATGGCGTAGGCCTTCCAGTCGGCCTTGGACGCGGACTTGGCCGGCCGCTCCAGGACGACCGGCCCGGTCTCGGCTGCGGGCTCGCTGTCGACCCGGTGCCAGCCGCTCTCGCCGCGGGCCACCAGCTCTTCGAGCCGCTGCTCTTCCTCGCTGCCCGGTTCGGGCTGCACGCGCTCGGCGATGTGGTCGCCCGTGCCACGCTGGTAGATCGCCATGGTCAGATCACCAGACCCGTCATGACGGCGTGCGCGCGCTCCAGCCCGTACTTCAGGCCGATCTCGCCGTACAGCTGGCGTTCGTCGGAGGCGCCGGTCTTGGCGAGCGGCTCGTCGAAGAACACGCCCTTGCCGGGGATGTTCAGGAAGACGGGCATGAGCTGCTCCAGCGACACCGCGGCGATGGTGTCCTGCGGCATGTGCCGGTCCATCATCAGGTTCAGCGTGCCGAAGTCGGTCACCACGGTGGACATCGCGACACCGCCGACCGTCCGGGAGGTCTCGGTGTACTGGCCGTACTGCGACGCGAACGCCTTGGTGATGGCCCGCTTCTGGATCGAGTTGCACAGGAGGGTGCCGGTGGCCTGCTCGCTGATGCCGCCGTTGTCGTAGGCCAGCTGGAGCAGGTCGGAGACGTGGTCGCCGGTCAGCGCCGTCGCCCACGGCTTGGTGAAGGCGATGCCGGTAGCGGTGCCGACGGTGATCGCTGCGCCGCCCGAAGTCGTGCTGATCTTGAAGTTGTTGGCGTCGGTGACGGTGACGACGAAGTAGACGCGCCCGGGAACGACGCCCGCCATCGCGCCGACCGCCGTGAACACGATCTTGTTGCCGACGGACAGGCCGTGTGCGGTCGCCGTGATCGTGTCCGTCGCCGACGTTGCGCCGGCCACCGAGGTGCCCTTGGCGATACGGTTCGTGGTGATCGCGGCGAGCAGGCCGCGGGTCTGCCGCGCCGTCGCGTTGGTCGTCGGGTTGGCGTACGACCCGTTGATGAACGACCAGTTGACGTCCAGCGCGACGCTCTTGAGGGCCTGCGCTGTCTGCCAGTCCAGCTCGTTCGTGACCGGGTTCGACCCGTTCACGCCGTTGAACGGAGCGGACTGCGGGGTCGCCATCTGCCCCACCGCGGCCTGCTTGGTGTACGAGACGCTGACCTTCTCCTGGTGGATCTGGCACACGTTCCGCACGTTCCCGCGGGCCCGCTCCTCGGCGGTCGGCGCAGTCGCGCCCTCCACCTTGGTGCGCTGCGCCGGGTCGCGCAGGTCGTACGTGGACCACTCGAACTCGGTCGACGTCGTCTGACCGCCGCCGGTGAGGCCGCCGATGGCCGACAGTAGCGGCGTGTCGTCGGGCGTGATCGCGAAAAGCTCGCCCGCGTAGTTGGGCAGGTTGAAGGTGGTGCCCATTCCGGTGATGCCGGCCATGGTGCCTCCTCAGATCATGTGGTCTGTGCGGCCTTGAGCCGCTTGAGTCGGAAGACCTCGGGGAAGTTCCGGGCCTTTGCGGCCTCCTCGATCTGCTTGTCGAGGGAGGCGCCCTGGTCGCCGGAGCCGCCGGCCCCGCCGAGGTCGGCGCCGGAGCGGCCGGCGCCCTTCGGGGCGAGCTTGGCGAGCTTCTTCACGGCGGCCGTGATGGCGTCGGTGTCGACCTTGCCGTCCTTGTCGACGAACCGTGCGGTGTCGATCAGTTCGGCCGCGTCGCCCAGGTCGACGCCGACGCGGGTGGCGGCGGCTTCGAAGCGGGCTGCGGCGAGTTCCTTGCCGTGTTCGATGGCGGCGGCCGTGCGGCCCCGCTTCTCGGCTTCGGCGACGGCCTTCTCCTGGTCGCTCATCTGCGACGCCTTGTGCGCGGCGAGTTCGTCGGCCGCGGTCTTGTTCTCCTTGGCGCGCTTCTCCCACTTGCGGGCTTCCGCCTGCCAGTCCGTGCTGTCACCCGCAGGGGGCGAGGCCGGAGGCGTGGCCGGGGGTGTCGCGGGCGGGGTGCCCTCACCGCTGGGTGCGGTCGGGGTGCCGGTGCCGGAGCCGCCTTCGCCCTCGCCGTTGCCACCCGCGATGGCGTAGATCGGCGAGCCGTTGCGGCGCCTGCCGAGGACGGTTCCCGCTGCGTGGGTTGCCAGCGGGTGCTTGAAAGGGTGCTGCATGTGATCTCCCGTGCGGGATCTTCCGGCGGTCGCCGTGCGGCGGATGCCGGTGGTCTGTAGGGGCGATCCCCGGTGGACGCGCCCGGTGGGGGCCACAATGGGGACATGCCAGAGATCTCGTTCAGCCTCAGCCGGTACGACGGCCCCGCTGTGGTCAACGGCGTCCAGTTCGCCGAGGTCCACCTCAGCGAGCACGCCGACTCCGACGGCGACGGCATCCTGAAGAGCTGGGATGGCACTGCCGAGGTTGCGCGGAGCGAAGCACCCGAGGTCAGCCCGGACTGGGCTACCTCGGGCCCTGTGGAGGTCCGGATCCCGGAGGGCGGCTCAGGCAACGCCTACATCCACGGCATGACACTCACGGACGGGCGCTATTGGAAGGTCGAGCTGTCCGGCGCCGGGCCGTCCCCCATGGCCTAGCGCGCGGCGCCGATCTGCTCGCGCTGCGGCTTGCGGCGCAGGTCCGCGTGCGCGGCCACGTGCTCGCGCTGCGCGGCCTGCCACTTGCGGACGAACGCTCCGGCCCGCTTGCGCGCGGCCTCGTCCATGGCGGCGGCCTGCTCGCGCTTCCAGCGGCGGATGTGCCGCTCGATCTCCCGCTGACGCTGCGTGTCCTCGTACGTCGTGCCCGGGGTCGCGTGGTGCGGCGGACGCGTGGTCACGCCCGGCAGGTACGCGCTCAGCGAGTGACGGCAGTTGGGATGGAACAGGCCGGCCGCGCGGGCTTCTACGAGGCTGCCCGCGATGTGCACGGCGACCGTGCGCGTGGGTGCGAACAGGCCGGAGGGCTGGATCGCGTGATCCGCGCGGATCGTGTGAGGGCCCGACTGCTGCCCGAGTGTGAGGATCTCGCCCTCCCACACCCTGCACAGCGGGCACTCCAGAGGGGCGTCGGAGACGATGACCAGGCCCACATCGATCTCGGCGAGGGCGTCGATGTGCCCCTCGATCGCCGCCCGGGCGGCCACGCTGCGCACGGCCATCTCCGCGTACGACGCGAGCTCCCAGTTCCGGCCCGACCGGTCCGTGAAGCCGCTCACCCCACGCTGCGCGAACTGATTCAGGGCCCGTTGGGAGGCCTGGCGGCGGGTCACAGCGCCGAGGAGCGGACCGGACGCCACACGGGTCACAACGTTGCGGTACGTGTCCACGACCGCGCGCGTGATCCGCTGGTACAACGGCCGAGTATCAGCGGCGTACGACGCGGCGAGCCGGTCGACAGCCGGGGCGTTCGGCAGGATCCGCCGCGCCTGGAGCTCGCGACCGATGTCCAGCGCCCCCAGCTCGGCGACAGCCGCCTGCCTCCCGCGCCCGTACGCCTCCGTGAGCGCACGAGCTACGGCCCCATTCGCGTCCTGCTGTAGCGCCGCGGCGACCTCCTCGACAGCTTCCCGCAGGTCGCCGATGGAGCGGAGCTTGATCTCCGCCCACAGCGGCGAGTCGATGCCCTCCTCCAGGGCCTTGCGCAGCCGCTCGATGATGGACAGCTCCGCGTCCGCGTACAGCGTGGTGATTGCCGCGGCGAGGTCCTCGGCCAGCGCGGGAGACACGGGCATGGGCTACGCCTCTCCGCTGTCGTCCTCGCTCTGCTCTCCGCCAGCGGGCGAAGGGAAGCCGGGGCCCGGGCCTTCGGCGCCCGTCATGACGGGGTCGGCGAGCGCCGACTCCTTCTTCATCAGGGCTACCTCGGCCTTCACCTGGTCCTTGTCCCAGTCGGGATGGACCATGGCCACCAGCGTTTCCTTCGAGGCTGCCTCCGCGCGGGCGAGCAACTCGGCCGCGGTCGCCAGCTCGATGGGGCCTTCGGTGACGCCGTCCTGGAGCTCCACCTTCGGCGGGGTCAGGTCCAGCCCGCTCACGCGGAAGCGCGGGCCCGCCAAGACCGCGAGGAAGGCCGCGCAGATGTCGGCCACGCCCGGTCCCCAGTACTTGCCCTTGCGGCCGGCGGTGCTCAGCGAGCGCCGATTGCGGGCTTTCACCTCGGTCGCGGTCACGGCCTGCCCGTCGGACTCGCCGAACGAGCCGGCGGAGTACCCGGCCTGTCGTACGGCCTGCTCCATCAGGGACTGGCAGGTGTCGCGGTGCTCCTGGACGCGGATCTCGAACTGCACGACCGTGAGCGGGTTCGGGTCGCCGGGCCGCTGGAGCATGTTCAGCCCGGTGTAGACGCGGCGGTCCTCGTTCCATGCGGCGCCTTGGCCGGGGCCGAGGGAGTCGAGCATCGAGTTCGGGACGACGACGCGGCCCTTGCCGTTCACGATGTCGCGCATCCACGAGGAGTACGTCTCGTCGAGGGCGTCCATGAGGCCTTCGATGCCCTGGAAGTCCGACTGTCCCCAGTACGCGGCCGTGGGGACGTGCCTCCAGGCGCGTGCGGGGCGCACGTTGGGCACGTACGAGGCGGTCAGGTGGTCCGGCGCGCCGGTGTCGAGGCCTCCCTCGGCGTCCACCATGGCCGCGAGGGGGGCCGTGGCGGGGTGGTCGGCGAGCGGGCGCACGGAGCCGAGACTGCCTGCGGAGCCTTCGTAGAGCCCGTGGTAGATCCGGCCTTTCTCGTGCTTCTCCAGGTGTCGGAACACGCGCCGGTCGTCGGGTGACTCCGACTCCAGCACGGTCCAGAACGTGACGGCGCGCAGCCGTCCGTAGGCGAACTCCGGTACGGCCCGGTCTGCGGCCACAGTGTCGATCCATGGCCGGTCGGACACGTCCTCGTCCCACACCACACGCAGGTACGCCCCACCGAGCGCGGCGCAGACCTCGCCGGCCTCCAGGAGAGTCGGCTGGAGGCCGGTCTCCAGCAACTCGTCGAGGGCGGTCTGGGTCGCCTCGCTCGCATCCTCGGAGGCTAGGAGCGTGGGTGGCTCGGAGAACAGCAACTCGGAGGAGGTGCGGGCGATGTCACCGGCGAGCGGAACGTGTAGCTTCTCGCGCTTCTCGCCCTCGGCTGTGGGGTTGCCCCAGAACCAGCGGGCCAGCCTGCCGACGAGGCCCCCGCGGTGCTGCGCGGGTCGGTCGACGGCCTCGCGGTAGCCGCGGCCAAGGTAGCGCTGCTCGAGGCGGTCGGGTTCGGAGGAGTACCAGGCGTCCCAGTCGGCGAGGGCGGCCTGGACCCGCTCGTCGGTCGGGGGCCACGGGGTGTCAGCCGTCGGCAGAGGCATCAGGGACCTCCTCGCTGTCGATCGGCTGTTCCAGTTCGTCGGCCAACCTGCGGAGTAGTACGGGGAGTGCCTCGCGCATCTCCGGCCACGTGTCGCCCTCGGCCTCGCCCACAACTGCGGCCGGTTGCCCCTCAGTACGGAGGATGACTTCGACCTTCACGCGGCCACCTCCAGGAGCATCGGGATGTGCGGCCGCCACAGGGCCTCGGTCGTACGCACGCCGTACCGGAGCGCGTCGCAGGAGTGGTCGTCCTGCTTGATGGGCTTGTCCTCGCCCTTCTCAGCCGCCTCGTCATCCCAGCTGTAGCCCGGCAGCTCGTCGATGAGGCCGGTGCAGGAGCGGTGGATGCGCAGGCGGTCCGCAGCGAGCAGCGAGGCGACGGTGCGGATGCCGTCCAGCACGGTGTTCTCGGCCGGGACGACACCGGGGGTTGCATCGCGGTGCAGCTGCTCGATGAACGAGGCGGCGGACGGGTCGACGACGGTGAACTCCGGCCGTACACCCTGCGTCTTCAGCCACTCGCGGCGGGCTGCGGAGTACTCGGCGTCGGTCATCTGCCGACGCGCGGCGCGGGAGTCGTGCCGGTACTCCGACGTGACGTAGATCCGCTGGTCCGCGCCAAGCCCGATGAGCAGGTCGGCGAAGGGGTTGACGGTGCCGTAGTCGACGGCATCGCACAGCCAGCGGGTGATGGTCGGGATCTCGTCAACGACGTGCCGGGTGGCGTCGAAGGCTTCGTAGATGGCGCCTTCCGACATGACCCAGTGACCGAGGATGTACCGCCGGTACCAGAGTCCGGTGAAGGCGGCCTTCATGCGGGCGACGTACTCGGGCGAGAGGGCCGGGTTGTCGTCGAGGGTGAAGTGCCAGGCGCGGATGCCGAGTTCGGCGGCCCGGTTGAGCCAGTCCTTGCGGAGCCAGTGCCCGGGATTGTCGGGGTTGGTCGTGCCGAAGATCAGCGCGCCGGGCACGCTCATGCGGTCGATGAGCCGCTTGAAGAACTCCTTCGGCAGCAGCGTCATCTCGTCCACGTAGGCGCCGGCGCCGGTGAGGCCGCGCAGCCGGGCTTCTGCCTTGGCATCGTTGGCGGTGATGACCTCGACCTGCTTGCCGAGGATCCGCGCCACCGAGGCCCCGCGCGTGTAGTGGACCAGCTTGGAGGCCTCGCCGAACAGCGACGGGTCGGTGAGCGGGCCGAACACATTGCGGGCCACGGTGTCGAACGTTTTGCCGACGATAACCAGCTCGCCACCCGAGGGTGCGTTCTCCACGTACATCAGCCAGCGCAGCAGCGACGCGATGGTCTTGCCGCTGCGGACGCTGCCCTCCCAGACGTTCAACCACGACGTGGAGTGCGCGATTGAGATCTCTTGCTTCTCGGAGAGGGTCGGCTCAGCCGTCCCCATGGCGGTCTCGCAGCTTGTCGAACAGGTTGGTCAGCAGCGAGCCAACCTCGCCGTTACTGTCCTCGTCCTTCGGCGGTACCAGCTTCAGTGACCTGTCCACGGCGGTCGCGACGACGCCGAGCAGTGCACGTTTGTCGGACGGGATCGGCTCGGGTGCCTCGTAGGTGTCGAAATCATGATCCTTGCCACCCCAATCGAAGTACGTGTGTGGGGCGTTGACCTTCTCCAGCTCGCGTTCGGCGACGTCCTGGAGGCGTTGGGCGAGGGCGGCGCGGCGGTCGGCGAGGTCGGCCTGCCGGATCTCGGTGGCCTGGCGTACCTCGGCGGCCCGGGCGAAGCTGAGGCCTAGGTCCTTGGCGATGGTGCTGATCGTCCGGCCGGAGCGCCCCAGCTCGGTGGCAATCTCGTTGCGGCCCTTGCCCTCTGCGTGGAGTTCGCGGACGCGCTGGCGATCCTTGTCGGTGACCGGACGGGCCTTGCCCAAGGGGATCACCTCCGGGCGTGCGAAGGCCCGGCCTCGCACGGGCGCGGCCGGGCCGGTCAGCGGGGGTGAGTCAGCAGCTCTCGTCGTCCTTGACGGCGTAGAAGGTCACGGGCGTGTCCGTGGGGTGCGTGCCGGCCTCGGGTTCCTGGCTGCAGACGGTCCAGTTGCGGTCATAGACCTGGAGGCGGCCCTGACCGCTGGCGTCCTGGTCGTCGAGGACGTAGAACCCGGCTGCCTGTGCGGCGTCCTGGGCGGCCTGGAGGTCCTGGCCGACGAGGTCGGGGAGGTCTGCTGTTTCGGAGTCCGAGTCGGCGGCGGCGCTGTCGGGCGTATCCGTGGCCGTGGTGTCGGCGTCCTTCGCCTGGTCGTTGGCGTCCTGGGCGGCGGTGTCCGGCTTGCTGGAGCTGGTGTCCTCGGTGCCTTCGCAAGCGGTGAGCGTCAGGAGTGCTGCGGCGGCGAGAGCGGCTGCGGCGAGGCGAGTACGCATGGTGTCCCCCAAGGTGAATGCGAACGAGGAAGCATCATGCGACATATGGGGGTGATGTGGATGGTGAGTGACGTTTCTGTGACGTGAACGGAGGACCGTCATGACAAAGGCCCGCTGGTCGGCGGGCCTCCTGTGTCCGGGCACGCCGGACTTGGCCCCAGGATGCGACATGATCGCCGGGAAATCAACCGCTGCTCACGTCTTCCATCTTCTTGTGATCACTGTTGTGAATGTCCGCAGTCCTTGACCCACCACCCGCAGACCTTGCAGTAGTCGTAGGTCCGGACGATGAGGCTGAAGAGGCTCTCGATCACGCGTCGTTCACCTCCTCCCGCACTGGATGCAGGATGAACGCAACCCCTTCTGAGATCGGGACCACTCTCGCGATCTCACCCGTCTCACGTGCGGAAACGTTGCCAGAGGGGGTAACCCCTCTCGGTGGGGGAGTGGCGGACGAATCGGACATACGGCGTGCTGAGCGGTACAGGGCCACGCCCCCCGAGACGACCACCAGGAGCACCCCGGCGGCCTCGTCGACCGCGAACGCCACCCCGATCACGACGCCCGCGAGGACCACCAGGACGCACGCCCCACCCACCCTGGACGGCTCCTCGGCCGGCGCCTTCTTCTGGCCGCTCATCAGATGCGCCCGTACGTGTTGTCGGCAAGCCAGTTCGCGGCGAGGGCGAGCGGGACGGCCGCGAACCCGGCCACGCCCGCGCTGGTGCCGAGAGTGACCCCGCACCAGGCGCCGCGCTTCAGCTGGCCGCGCTGCTCCTCGCCGGACTTCTTCACGGCGGCGATGAACCCTGCGGTGAGGATGAGCACCACGCAGTTGCCGGGGCCGGACAGCGGGGTGAAGGTCGCTCGCGCGGCGAGCTGGCCGGGTTGCTCGCCCACCCCCCACAACAGGGCTGCGTCGCCGAGCCAGTTGGAGATGCCCAGGACGGCGCTGGATGCGGTGCCGATGAGCCCGGCCACGCCGAGCGTGGTGAGGCAGCCGTACGACCAGGACAGCAGGAACGGCAGCAGCTTCGCCGCGTGCTTGGCGGGGTCCTTCATCAGCTGCTTCCGGCCCGGCCACCAGGTGATGACTTGGTAGACGAGGATCATGAGTCCGACGGTGACACCGCCGTACGTCACGTAGTTCATGGAGTGCACGGGAGTCCTCAGCGGAGGATGGCGACGCCGAGCGCCGCGAGGGTGAGCACGAAGGCGCAGGTCCCGGTGATCGGGGGAACGCTGCGGGGGGCCACCAGGGCCAGACCGGCGAGTGCGAGGAGCGCGCACGCAGCACAGAGCACGCCGAACACGGCGGTGAGCATGGCTGCGGGCGGCTACGCGCCGATGGCGACGGGCGCGGGCGGCAGGTGCGCGAGGTGCGGCTCGTGCGCCTCGACCTCGGCGCGCAGGGTGCCGCGGATGATCCCGTCGGACGGGGCGACGTACCCGGCGTCGACCAGGGCGTCGCGCATCGCCTTCGTCCCGGGCCGGGTCGGCGGGGCCGTGTCGTACAGCGGCCGGATCACGGCACAGCGGGGGTCGCTGTACTGGATCGGCGCGGGGGCCTGGGCGATGGGCGGCCGGGCGACGATCGGCAGCAGATGTGCCCCCGTGGGGACGACCGGCTGGCGCGTGGCGGCCGGGATCGCACGCGGCACGGGTGTGGCCGGGACCGCGGGCGCCTGGACGGGTGCGGCCGGGATGACGGGCGCCGTCATCGGCTGCTGCTCCGGCTTCTGGTCGTCACTGACGGGCGTCACGTCGGCCGTCACAGTGGGCTCGCGGAGCAGGCGGTAGAGCTGGTTCATCAGCGCGCCGAACGCCAGGAGGGAGGCGACGGGCGGGACGGCTGCGACCACGTAGTCCAGCGGCTCGGCGTTCGGGCCGACCCCGGCAATGTTGAGGGCGATGGATCCGCCGGCGCCGAAGACGACCAGGGCGATGGCCCACCAGTCGACGCGGCGGGCGAGGGCGGCGCGCAGGATGAGGACCTCGCCCGCGGCGTAGAACAGATCGAGGGTGGCGGGCCAGGCCCAGGCGCGGATCGGGTCGCCGTGGAATCCGTGGCGGGCGCCGACGTCGTGAAGGTGCTCGTAGGAGAGCCAGAGGGAGACGCCGGTGAGGAGAAAGATCAGGACCGCGGCGGTGATGGCCAAGGCGATTACGGCACGCGGGTGGATGGTGCTGGGGCGGATGGGCGCACTAGGGTGCAGCTCAGCCATAGGAGGTCACTCTCCTGTGGTCAGAGCCTCGGCCGGAGTTGCAGTCTCCGCGTCCGGGGCTCGATCAGTTCTGGAGGTGACGCCCTGCGGGGGGCATCTGCCGCCTTGACGGTACCGCGCTGGGCGCGGGCGGTGCTACGAGTTCAACGAGCCTGAGCTGACGGGGTGTCGACGGGCGTCACGCGTGGGCATGGCGCGTGGGTGGTGCAGCGCCATCCACACGGGTACAGGCGCGCGGGCCCGGGTGTGTGCTCGCCGGTGGGCACGTCGCAGGACTGGGGCTGACGGGGGCCGTCATGCCGCGTCACTGGGCGCCTCGGTCCAGGTGCGGGCGCAGTCCTCGCAGCGGACGACTGGGGGTTCGCCGTCGCCGCCCTCGACGACCAGCTGGCCGCCGCAGGGCATCGGGCAGGGCTCGGGCACGGCCTGCGTGCGGCGGGCGTCGCCGAGGGTGCGGCGGATCAGCTCGGCCCCGCTCGCGGCGATTTCGGTGACGGCCTGGCGCTCGCCCTCGTCCAGCTTCCGGAACGGGCCGGGCTGGTCACGGAGTCGGCAGGCGAGCCACTCGGCTGCGTTGGGGGCGCTGCGCTGCCCGGTGAACTTCCAGCGGCGCGGGTCGGCCGCGTCCTTCGCGGCGAGGAGGACGGCGGCGCGGTGGACGTCGTCGCTCCAGCCGTGCCCGGTCGGCGCGCGGAAGGCCGGCCGCTGGACGCGTTCGGCGAGCCAGTCCGCGGCGGTGACGAGTCCCGTCTCGATGGTCGTCATGATGTCCAGGACGTCCAGGTCGACGGGGACCGGGCGGGGGCCGGGGGCGTCCGGGTTGGTGTCGGCGTGCTCGTCGACGAGGGCCTGGCGCTCCTCGTCGTCGAGGAGGCGGGTGATGCCCATGGCGGGGGGCCAGGTGGTGGTAGGGCGGTCGCCGGCGCGGTCCTGGAGGGTGGTCCAGCGTTCGGTGATGGTGTCGAGGTCGTCGGCTGCGGCGGTGTGCGGCTGGTTCATGTGCTGCTCCGGCGGTCGGCGGCGAGGTCGGCGGTGATCCGGTGGAACAGGTCCGTGCACCGCCGGTCGTGTGCTGCACCGTCGCTGTGGCGGGCGATCATGCAGCACGGATTCAACGGAGCAGGCCGTTCGCCGAGTACGCAGCGCCGCTCCCACTCGTCCTCCTGGAGCCCGCGGCGGTGGGCGGCGTAGTAGCGGGCTGCGCACCAGGCGAAGAAGGCGGCGGCGTACAGGCCGGGCAGGGCGAGCCACGGGTTGGCCGTGACGGCGTAAAGGCTGGCGGCTGTGGACCCGCCCGCGCCCAGGACGAGGGCGCGGGCGGTGCGACGGTGCGCGCTCACCGGCTGCTCCGTGGGGTTCATGTGGACTCCTGGCGGGTGCGGTGGGCGATGCGGCGGGCGCGGTATCGGCCGCGCGCCCAGGCGGGGCCGCGCCGGCGGAGAGCGCGGAGGACCGCGCGGCCGACGGCCCGGCCGTCCTCGCCGTGGTGGCAGCAGAGGACGGCGGTGAGCAGCGTGACGAGGACGACGTAGGCGATGACGGTCGTCATGACGACTCGTCACCTGGGTCGCTGTCGAGCGGCTCCAACAGGGCGTACGCGGCCGTCCGGTCGCCGAGGAGGTACTCGACGGCGTAGTCGCCCATCAGGTCGCGGCGGAGCCAGCCGCGCTGCTCGGCGATGAACCCCTGGTCGTCCCAAGCGCCGTCGCCGATGTACGAGGAGGTGCCAGTCTGGTCCGCACGGTCCAGGCGAGAGGGTGGGAAGCCGTACTCCAGGGCGGCCTCTCGGGACCACACTCCGGCTGGCATCTCGCAGATGTTGGACCAGCCGACGTACTGGTCCCGGTCGGGGGCGGTCTTGATGAGCAGGCAGCGCAGCCGCGGGTCTACCTTCGCTTTCTCCTCCGCGAGCTCGGCCTTCGTCCTCGTCAGTTCCCGCCGCGCGTCCTCCAGCTCGATGGCGGTCTCGACATACAGCCCCATGGCGTGCTGCGCGCGCCCCTCCACGGTCAGTTCGTACGGCTGCCGGCGGGTGGCAGCGTCGTACACGTCGCGCGCCCAGCGGGCGTCTCCGAGCGCGGTGTGCGCGGCCTCGGCCGTGGGCGGCTCGACACCGACCGCCCGGGACAGGACGTGTGAGCGCCAGGGCAGCGGGCCGGCGGCCTGGGCTCCGATCTTGGCGGCGGCGAGCTGGACGATGTCGTACGGCCGGTAATGCCACTGTGCGTTGCCGGGGCCGAGGAGCTTGCGGAGGAACCGCTCGTCGAAGAACGGATTGGAGCCGACGAGGACGGCCCCCGACAGGACGCTGGTGATGGCGGCGATGGCCTCGGCCCGGGTCATCAGGAGTGCTGGGATGGAGCCGGTGAACGCGGCCTGGTTGGTGCGCGCGAGCAGCTGGCGGCGCTCGTGCCAGCGGCCGACGGCCAGGGCCTCGGGGTCGACAGTCTCCGGGGCGATGGAGAACTCCCAGGCGTACTCGGTGTCCGTGTGCTGGCCGTCCTCGTGCTCTCGGAGGATGACGGCGACCTCCCAGGCCTCGCCGATCTCGGCGTTGAGGTGGGTGGTCTCGCAGTCCACGAAGGCGATGTTGATCACGTGCGTCTGCTCCTGGTGGTGGCTGGGATAGTGCGGGGAGCGGCCGCCCCTGATTCGGACAGGGGCGGCCGTACCGCGTGGTCAGTCGTCGGCGGCCCTGGGTTCGCCTCGCGGGGTGTCCGGCTTCTGCGGCTCCCCGGCTCCGGGGCAGGTCCAGGGCTCGTGGGTGCGACGGTGCGCCGGGTGATGGATCTCATGGCAGGCGTAGGGGCAGTTGGCGTCGCAGGGTGTCGGGCAGCCAGGCTGCTGCGCCTCGGTGGCCACACGGCTCCCGCCCACCAGCGCGTCAAACACAGCCTCGGCGCAGCAGTCGTACTCGTCGGCGAGGTCGGGGTCGGTGAGGTGGACCAGGTCGTGCTCGGTGAGGGCGGCGGCGATGCGCTTCACCAGCGCGGCCCGGTTGGTGGTCTCGGCGGCAGGGGTGGCGGTGAGGTCCTGCGTGAGGCGGAGGATGTGTTCGCCCTCGCCGGTCTGGGGCGTCATGACGGGCGTCGGCCTGCGGCGGAGCAGGCGCGCGAACCAGGGGCGAACCGGTTCCGGTTCCTGGTTCCTTCGGGGGCTATTGTCTGTCGTGGACATGGTTGCTCCGGTGTGGTGGCCGGGGCGGGTCCCTGCATGGGGTCCCTGTCCGCTGTGGGGTTACTTGTGGGGCTTGGGCAGCAGGTCGAGGGAGTCACCGATGTCGTGTGCGATCTCGCGCCATCGGGCGGCGAGGACGGGGGCTTCGGTGTCCTTGGTGTCTGCTGCGGTGATGAGGGCTTCGACGATCTCGGAGAGGTCGTCGGGGCTGGAGAGTCGTACGAGGAGGGCCATTAGTGGCTCCCGTCGTGTGGGGCTACGGGTGCGGCTTGGGGTTCGGGTGTGGGTACGCGGTCGGTGTTGGTGCAGCTGGTGAGGAGGGCTGCGAGGACGATGGCGGCCGCGGTGGTGAGGGTGCGCATCAGAAGGGTGGTTCGGCCGAGTAGCCGTTGGCCTGGTCGACGGCCCAGGGGTCGTCGGCGGGCGGGCTGGTGGGGCGGGATCGCTGCGCCTGGCCTTGGGGGCGCTGCTGGTTCTGTGCGGGGCGCTGTCCGCCGTTCTGTTGGCTCGCGGAGTCCTTGGAGACCTGCGCGACGGCGAATGCGAGGTTCGGGGCGATGGAGCGGATGAGGAGTGCCGGTCGCTCGTGCTTTTGGCCGTCCTTCTCCCACGACTCGGTTCGGATTTCGCCGGTGACGAGGACCTCCATGCCCTTGGCGAGGGTCTCGGTGGCGTTCTCGGCGAGGCGTTCCCAGACGGAGCCGCGGATGAAGAAGGTGTCGCCGTCCTCCCACTGCTGGGTCTGGGGGTTGAGGCGGCGGGAGTTGAAGGCGAGCGACACGTTCGCGACGGCCTTGCCGGACGGGGTGAAGCGGAGTTCGGGGTCGGCGGTGAGGCGGCCGACTCCGGTGAGGGTGGGCAGCAAGGTCAGTTCCCCTTCGTGGTGGTGGGCTTGACGCCGGCGGCGATGTACCAGGCGCGGAACTCGGTGCTGCTCATGCCGGGCTCGCTGCCGTCGACGGGGGCCTGCATGGCGGTGGCGGCGGTGTGGGCGAGGGTGGCGTGCGCCTGCGCGGCGAGCAGCGTCTCGGCGTATCCGCTGAGGACGCGCCCGTCTTCGGTCTTCGCGGTGGCGAGGAGGCGCTGTGCCTCGCGGTAGTGCTCGGGTCCGGTCACTGGTCGGGCTCCTTGGGGAGTTCGGGCTGGATGGGGATGGCGGTCTGGTCGGGGTGGACGTCGGGCGTCGTGACGGGCTTGACGGGTGCCGTCAGGGCCCGGTGACGGGGCGTCGGCTTGGGGATCAGACCGAGTTTCTGGCCGCAGATCAGGCCGTATCCGCGGTCCCTGGACTCCTTCGTGCGGAGTCGGCGGGGGCAGTAGCGGCACTTCATCGGCGCTTCCTTCGGCGGTGCTCGGCGAGGCTGGTCACGCCCACGGGGAGGGCGAGTTGCTCGGTCCGGCTGGGGCAGGTGGCGACGTGGGGCTTGTGGAGTCGCTCCCAGCCGGTCAGCGGGAGGTCCTCGCTGGGGCGGCGGGACCGTACGGCGCCGGTCCCGTCTCGCCACACGGCGGCGTTGCCGGCGGGGTCGGGGTCGGGGTCGACCGCCAGGCGCTTCCCGGCCTCGGTGATGGTCCAGAGGATGGGGCGGCGGCAGTCGTGGCACGTGGCGAGTCGTCTCATGGCGTGGTGGTGGTCGGGGTGTTGGCCGCGGTGATGCGGGCTTGGTGGACGTCGGGGGTGAGGGTGCAGGGCTGCCCGGGGTGGGCCTGGCAGATGCGCTCAGGGCACCGGGTTGACATGACCCTGATCCAGTCGGTCTGTCGTGCGGTGTGCACGTCGCGGCGTCGGTCTTGAGTGCCGCGCTGGTTCGTGCACAGCTCGCCGACGCGGGCGCGGCACCAGGTGCACTGGATGGCCATCGACGGGAACCGGTAGGGCCTGCGCTGACGGGGGATCGGTTGCGTCATGACGCCTCGGCCTTCTGCTCCTGGTCCTCGCGGGCGAGGGCGGCGGCGGACGCGGCCTTGATGCGGGCCTGCTCCTGGTCGTGGTCGAGCAGCGGGAGGCCGGCGGCCGCGCGCTGGGTGTCTTCCAGGCGGATCGGGTGGACGTCGCGGCGGCGTTGGCCGTTGGTGGTGCAGCTGCTGCCGGGTGCGGCTCCGCAGCGTCGGCAGGCGCGGCCGCGGGGGTCCTTGGAGCGGTCGCCGCCGGACGGCATCTTGCCGATAGCGGCTCGGGCTGCAGCTGCACGGCCCTCGTACGGGCCATGATCGGCGCCTGGGGGCAGTGCGAGGCGATCTCCGGCCCCGAGGGCCTTAGAGATGCTGCTGGGCCCTGTGAGGCCGTCTCCAGCGGCTCGGATGATCTCGCGGAGGGCGGCGGCGGACTCGGCGCCGGTCTCCAGCGGGTCCCCGTCGTAGACGATGTTCGCCAGTTCGATGCGCTCGGCACGGCGGGCCTTGATCTCGGCGATGACGTCGGCCGGGGCGATGAACGGCTGCTGGCGGGCGACGACGAGGACGGCAGTGCGCGACTCGTCGAGGCTGTACGGGGCGAACAGCTCGCCCCAGACGTCGGGTGTGAACTCGCCGATGCGCTGTGCGGGGCAGGCCGCGGCGACGTATTCGAGCAGCATGATCGCTTCGTCCTGGGTCACTGGCCTTGTCCTTCCTGGGCGGCGGTGCGGGCGGCGGCACGGGCGCGAGCGCGGTCGAAGACGGTCGTGCCGGTGGCCTGGTCGTAGAGGGAGTTCGCGGGCTGTGGGCCCGGCGTACGGGCGCCGGGCGTGGCCTGGGCGTTCATGGCGCTGTTGACGAGGCTCGGGAGCGTCGAGGGGTGGAGGTCGCGGGTCATCCAGTGCGCGATGCCGCGCCGGATGTGGTCCGGGTGGATGCCGTCCTCATCGAGGAGGATGCGGATCTGCTTGGCCATCTGGCCGATGACGGACGAGGGCGGGCGACTGGCGCAGCGCTCCAGCCACTCGCCCACGATCGTCTGGGCGGTGACAGGGGCGTCGGAGTCGACGGCCTCAGCGTCGTCGACAGGCTCTCCTTCGAGGACCTCGTCCTCTGGTGCGTCTCCTGTGTCACCGGGGGTGGGCGGGGCTGCGGGACCGGAAGCGTCGGCAGGACCACGGACTTCATCGGACGTGGGACCCAAGGAACTACTGGGGGCATCTCCTGCCCTAGAGGGGGGCATCTCCTGCCCTAGCTCTGGGGCATCTCCTACCCCAGGCTGGGGCATCTCCTGCCCTAGGTCGGCTTCCTCTGGGGCATCTCCTGCCCTAGAGGGGGGCATCTCCTGCCCTAGCTCAAACAGGCTCATATCGTCTGCTTCGACGGGTACCGGAACCAGGAGCTTGTAGTGGGTCCGAGCCTTCTTCGTCCGCGCGGCGGCCACCGAAGGGCGGTCACGCTTGAGCCAACCGCCGGTCTCCAACTTGGTCAGATGGGTCCGCACCGAGGCCCTCACCATCCCCGTCGTCTCCTCCAGCACGGTCAGGGAAGGCTGGTGCCGGTCGGGGATGATGCCGGTCCGCACGTCCGCCCAGGTGGCGATCGTGAGCGCGAGCAGCCGCGACAGCGACGGCAGGTCGCTGCTGCGGATCGCGCGCTCGTACTCGAACCGGCTCGGCATGTGAAGTGGTGCTCGCTTTCAGAGTTGGGCGGGGTCAGACAGAGAGGGCAGGAACGCGGTCGCCCTTCCGGCTGTTGCAGGGACGGCACAGGACCTGGAGGTTGTCTGCGGTGTCAGGGCCACCGAGCGACCACGGGTGTACGTGGTCCAAGGCCAGGTCCTCTGTGGCGCCGCATTTCACACAGCGGTGGTCGTCGCGCTCGAAGACGAAGTTGCGGACGTCGGGCGGGATCGCCCGCCGACGCACCTGCCCGCCGCGAAGAGCGAGCTTCACCGCCTGCTCGGCCACCTTCTGAGCCCGCTTCACCTGTTCGCGCGCGTCCTCAGCAAGTCGACCAGGTGTCAGGATCAGGAGCCACTCGCCGGGGCCCCGCTCGTAGTTCCGCTCGATCCGTGCGAAGTCGTACACCAGGAGGTGACCGACTGCCGTGCGGATCTCCGCCTCAGTGAACTCGAAGCGGCGCGCCATATCCGCGTAGTTGAGCCGTAGCGCGGCGTCGCCTCCGGAGGCGATGGCTTCCCTGACCAGGGTTTTGGCGATGCCCGACCCGAACGTCGTGTCGGCGAGCCAGACGAGGTCCTGAAAGCCGCCGATGAAGATCGGGTGTCCCATGTGCTGTCTCCTACGGGGTGAGGGTGGTGGTCGGTGGCCCGGCGGCCGGTCTCATCCGCCGGGCCACCGGTGCTCATCGGGAGGCAGGGACTCGCGTGGAACCGGTGCGCCTGTACTCCCGGTTGGCGAGGGCATGGGCGTCACGGCACGCCTGGTCGATCGGCTCGCCCTTGAGTCGGTGCCGCTCGTACGCGGATTTAGTGCCGCACGGCGCCAGCGGCCGCCCCGAGCCGACAGGCTTCTTCGGCTTCGCCGCTGCGGTGGGGGCGACGGTGGCGGTGGCGGGGCGGGCCCGGCGTGCGGCAGCGAGCGCTGCCCGCTGCCGACCGCTGAGCCCAGCGACGATGCCGAAGCGGAGGCTGTCCGATGTCAGCGACTCACGGGCGAGGATCGCCGCCAGGCACTCCTCCCGGACCGGGCACGAGTTCCTGCACAGGTACTTGGCCTCGTTCGTCGCCGCCTTCGACTCGGAGAACCACATGTCCGGGTCGTAGCCGTTGCGGCAGAGGGCTTTCAGCTCCCATTCGCGGTCCGTCTCCATCACGACTCCTTCGGGCTGTAGAGCCAGGCATGATCAAACGAAATTGCGCTGGTGGCGGGTACGTGACGGGTGTCGCTGA